AATGTATTTAAATAAATTTTATAGGTTTAAAGATTTAAACATATTATAAGTAACAAACAAACTAACTACAATGAAGGTTTTGATAATATTATTAGCCGTAACAACTATTTCAAATGTTGAAAGTTTGGAATTTTATCAACTTTCTGAATATGAGGCTGGTTTAAAGGGTTTGGGTAGTTTATTTAATTTGGCACGTAATCTATTGATACCTGTTAATAATTCTAAATATTTGGATTATTCTGAACAATTTGGTGAAAGTGAGGATTATCGTAATTGTTTATATAAGTCTCCAGAACCAAAACACTATGACGAAAGAAAATTTAGGAAAAATGTCAAACATACAATCGGTAACTATAAATGGAAAGATAGTTACTGGGTAAATTTTGAAAAATTGGATGATTTCGATAATTTTATTGAACCAAACAAACTCCCAGAATTTATTAAAAATCTAAACTGGTTTCTAGACACATTTTCAGACCCTTTCCATAACTCTGGAAAATTCTACTACCCACCCAAAGGAGTAAGAGAATGGCATACCAATTCTTACCATGGTGGACCAGGTTGGAGAATGTATGTTGTAGTACGAGATTATGATGGTGATTCTGGTATGAATGTTATTGATCCTGAAACGAAAGAAAATTTAAATATTAAAGATATTGGTACAGCAAGTATCAATTTTTTTAAAATTACTGATCATCGTAGTCCTACATGGCATTGTGTTTATAGTAAGAATGTAAACAGATATTCTTTAGGTTTGAAGTTAACCGAAAATGAAATTAACAAATTAATATACATTTAAAGTTTTAGTTATATAATATATTAAAGCAAGTAGTAAAGTAATTCGTAAAATGAAAATCATATTGTGTATCATCATTGGTTTTGCCTTCCTTGAAGGAAGTAAAATTAACGCTGACGATGTTAGTGAACTTAAGGAACGTCTGCATGGACGTCAACTAGGTCCCGGAGACCCCGATGAATGTAGGACTGGTCCAGCCCCTATTAATGATGATAAACATTGTAAAGGCGGAGAACACGTAGATACTATTCAGTCGGTTTGTTATACAGACAATCAAAAATGTTCTGATGTTTCTTTTGGTTGCCCACCTGGTTGTATTTGTCCCTGTTCGTGTGTTTACTATGACGATTGTAATGACAACAATTATCCATCTGATTGTAAACAATATGGGTGGGAAGATAATTCTAATTTTATTAGGAACATTAATTGCGGAGGTGATGATTATGGTATTGAATGTGGACCTAATAATAATGTACAAACGAAGTTGTCGCCACCGAAAGTAGGGTTTTGTGAAAGTTGTATTGATGGAAGTACTCCACCCTGCCTAACTAAAAAACCTACCAGTAAACCAACTAAAAAACCTATTAAGTGTAAAACTGAAAGTCCCACCGATAGTCCAACCGAAAGTCCCACCGATAGTCCAACCGAAAGTCCCACCGAAAGTCCTACGGATAGTCCTACGGATAGTCCCACCGAAAGTCCCACCGATAGTCCAACCGAAAGTCCTACGGATAGTCCCACCGATAGTCCAACCGAAAGTCCCACCGATAGTCCCACCGATAGTCCCACCGAAAGTCCAACGAATAGTCCAACCGATAGTCCAACCGATAGTCCCACCGAAAGTCCAACTAAAAGTCCTACACGATCACCTATTCAATGTTCTCAACCTATGGATGTTGGATTGATTATGGATAGAAGTAATAGTATTTTCAAGGGGGGTTTGGAAAAAACTAGACAGTTTGTAACCAATATGGTAGACAATTTTGATTTGTCTCCGAATGGTGCTGAATTTAGTCTTATTCAGTTTAATGGTGCTATTACAGGATTACTACCGTTTAGTTATGATCGTAATAAGATTATAGCTGCTGGTAATAAATTGGGTGCTAGCAAAGGTTCAACTTTTACGGGTGGTGCTATTAAGTATTTTACCGATAATTATCTGGAGGATTCTAGGGATTATACATCTAAATATTTGGTTTTGATTACAGATGGAGAGCCCACTAAAGGTATTCGTAGTCCCAAAACCAGTCCTATACAATATACTTTTGAACAGGTGGAGCGTATGAGGGTATTGTATCCTGAAGTTGTAATTATTAGTATTGGATTAGGTGGATTTGACAAAAATTTTCTTGATACTATATCTGATAAGGATTCTCAAGGAAACCCTCTTGTTTATAGTATCAACACGATCATTGATCTTGATGATATCTTGTATAGATTGACCAGCATTATGTGTACACATGGATCTTTTACACGTAGGCCTACAGTTAAACCAACAGTGACTCCAACTTCTAGTCTTACTACCTGTTCTGAAAACTGTGAATATATGGGTAATCCGAAGGTGTGTAGGAAGAATGAGTGTGGGTGTATTTGGAATAGACGTTCGAAGTCTGCTAAATGTAAGTTGGAGACATTTAGTCCAACGAGTGCACCTAATAACGATCCGTTGCCTACCTGTTCTGAAAACTGTGAATATATGGGTAATCCGAAGGTGTGTAAAAGGAATGAGTGTGGGTGTATTTGGAATAAACGTTCGAAGTCTGCTAAATGTAAGTTGAAGACATTTAGTCCAACGAGTGCTTTGTAGTTGTTATTGGAAAATTATGTTTAATACACAAAATCTTTATGCAATTAACAATCAAATAACAATGATTAAATCATATTTTTAAATTGTACTATACCTCGAACACTTAAAACATCTTTTTGATATTTATAAACCCAAGAGTTCTTATTTCTTAATTCAATAGCTACACTAATAATACCATTTAATTTGATGATAGCATTTTTAATAAAACTATTTTTACTTATAAATTTTTTGTAATCAGAATCAAAATGTACAGTCTTTGTACTACCACAAGACATTTTTACATCTTTAAAGTATTTATTTGGCATTTCTAAGGCCAAATTATCTACAAAATCATATTTCCAGGGTACTGTTTGGTACCAAATGTTTTTATCAGGACAACATGATAATCCGTCTGAAATACTTTGATCACCTGTTAACAGTATATCTTTAACACTATATTTCATCAAGCTTAACATTTCTTTATTGGGAACTGGGAAAACCGATATATTAAATATTAAAGTGTTTTTTCTGTTACTAAAAATCTTATTCCTTGTAACAGTTTTACCTATCAACTTTATTGACCCAAAATATGAACCTAAGATTTTTTTTAATTTTTGTTTGGTCATGTTAAAAATATAAGTCAAAGGATATTCTGGTCCTATAATTTCAAATACATCTTCTGTTTTATGCTTTTTGGCAACCATAGTAACAAACCCAAGTATACAATTTCTCCATAAAGGTATTTGGGAAGACCACTGATCTCCGGCAATATAGGCTAAAGCATATTTATACTTTCTCTTAATAGGTTTAATTTTTGGTTTTGTAAGAAGTAACCCATAATAACCTTCACCAACACCAGTAGGAAAATCAAAACCTTTTTCTAAATCATCATTATACTCGGAGAAAAAAAACGTATTGAAATTATTAGAATAAGGTATTAATGATTTAACATCACTATAACTTATAGAATAATCCTGATTAACAGGTGCAACGAATAGTAAATCATACTTAATTTTTAAACCAGTGTTATCTAAATGTTTAAATCTACGACATTCCTTATCATTACTCTTAGTTTTAAGAGCAACAATATTATCTTCGGTTTCTCCCAAAATAGACAATTTATCGGGAAGGGTTGAAGCTATATCAACATTACATTTATACAATTCTCGTAACATAGATGCTAATTTATGAGCAAACATAAGATCGCCAAAACCATTACATGGAGTATTTAATATTACTATATTTAATTTTTTTGCGTTTTTTACATTAACATTATTACTTTCCAAAATCTTTCGAGGTATATCGAATAAATCCTTATAAACATTAGATTTATTAATAGATTCTAACAGTTTATGCTTGACGCTGCGAAGGCGATCCATATTTACTTAATGCAAATAAATTAATTTATTACATTATCTAAATTATTTTACAACTTTATTCAATATATTTACAACTATTTTATTATATTCTAAAGTTCCTATATGAATATTAAAACTTAAACACTTTAAATAATATAATTCATATGATAATAATGTTGATTTGTCTAAATCAAATATATATTTAAAAAAATCATCATATATTGGCTCATCCTCCGTTAACTTAAACGATAAGATCATAGATGTAATTATTATATTATGTACATTAGAATCATTAATAACACAACCCTTATATATTAATCGGTCAACCAATATTAACGACATAAATAAACATCTTGTACCACACTTTAAATTACATTTATTACTTTTCTGTTCGTTGTTTAATTTTTGAACATATTTTATGATATTTGGTCTAATCGCGATTTTACATTTTTCTGTTACTGTAGTATTTTCCGTTAACACATAAATGCATTTTTCCACCACAGTTTCAAGCATTTTATAATTATTAATTAATTTTTATATTTAAGTAATTTTTACTTTTTAACTTTTTACTTTTTAACTTTCATAAACTTTAAGGCAAAAATACTTACTAAAACAACAGCAATGAATGAAACAGACGTAATATATCCACCATTAACAGACGTTTTAACAGCTTCAATCTCTTTGCTACTTGTAGGTAAATTACATTTCATATCTTTATGAACACACCCCATCTTCACCCAAGTGTTAACGTTGAAACCAATCAATATTACAATCATCACCATCCAAAAAGCACCAACCGTTTGTAATCTTTTTACTGACATCATACCACTTATAGTTTTACTACCCATTTTAATATACACAAATATTTTAATTTTATCAAAAATAAACTTATTTTAAGATTTAATTAGAATAATGATTAAAAAGATATACTACACCAATCCTAAGCAAATATGTACCACATTATAGCTTCGCAGAGTACGGTATACGACACGATTCCCGAATCATGCAAGTGTGGTAAAAAACCAATAATATTAAACAATATTTCTGATAATACTATAGTTGCGAAATGTGGTATTGTTAAACATAAATTGTTGTCTATTAAATCATTAAAATCAGAACCAACTGGGAAAACACCATGTGACTTTAGATTTATTATTAAATTAAACAATAATGATTCACCAGAAATAACTATACCCGATATAGGAACAATGAACATCCATTCTAAATTAAAAAAAAATCTTAAAAATATGCTAAATGGATATATAGAAGATAGAAACATTTTTTTATATTACATAAAATTGTTTAAGGAAAAGGAAAAGGACGATCCACATTTTATAAAACAATGTTATTTAAAATTAGAGGAAACAGATGCGGAACTGTTAGAATCTATTAAGAGAAAAATTTTACAATTAAAAAAATTTCCAGATTACGAAATAATTAATAATCTAATGTGGATTGTTAAGGAATTTATAAATAAGGATACATTTTATTGGAAATTAGAAACACCTAAAGATATTGTTCAATTTTATACAGATATTAGAGAAATATATTTAAATACAAAGAAAGTGGGGTTTACATATAGACCCCCATACCCAAGACAAATAACCAATCCAGCTCCCACTATTGTTAAAAAAATTAAACGTACAATTATTGTGGAGAAAGATCATTTACTTATACCTTTGGTACATCCAAACAATATGGAAAACGTACAATCAAATAATTTTGCGAAAAAAGAATTCAGTGACGATGAATATAGTGTAGCAGATAGTGTTGACGAAACGGATAGTGTAATATATAGTGATGACGAAAGAGACAATGTTGAAACAGAAACGGATAATTTATATATAGGGGAAGACGACGAAGACGACGAAGAAGGTGTTCCGATAGTACCGGTAAATAATCAAACATCAAATGATGATGATGATGATGATGATGATAATAACTCGGAATTTTCAGATTAAATAATATATTTGTTATATATTATATGATAGGTTATAACCTTTCTATGAAAGAACTTAAATCTATATGTAAATTAAAAAAAATAAATAATTATTCAAAATTAAATAAGGTAGGATTAGTTAATATTTTAAATTATAATATCGCTATAGTAAAAATTCAAAGATTCATAAGATTTAAATGGGTAGACGGATTATGCCCAATATCTATGGAAACCGTAAAATATCCTTGCTTCGCCTTTCGTCCTAAAGGGTTTATGATAAACAAAGAAAAAGCTAGAATTGGAACATCATTTATTTATTATAATTTAGAACCATTAGTTAACTATCTGCTTTCGAGCGGAGATTTTAGAGATCCCAAAACAAGAGAACTATATACACCAGAAACACTTAAATCTATAGACAAATATAAAGCATCTATTAGTATGAAAACGAAAAGTGTGTATAGAGCTAGCATAAACAAAACTATGTATAGAAGAAAAAAAGAAATTGACGAAGATTTAATTGTACTAGAAAGATGCATAGACGAAGTAGTATCACTAATAAGAATAGCTTTAGAAACAGAACAACAAAATGATTATAGAATAACACTAAGCAGTTTTCATTTTCCAACATTTCACAGATACTTTAGAACGATCATACACAAATCAAAAGAATATGCACAACAAGTTCTACAACACACAATACACCTTATAACAGGACCCGAAGAACATCCTACACTAGACCCCAACAATATTAAAGATTTTATACTACAATTCATGTATACATTAGAACTTACATATTTTAATGAAGATGATAATTAATACTTATAAATAATCAAAAATAATAATACTTTAAGTATTTAAGGAATAAAATAGTAAAGTATTTAAGGAATAATGGATTCTATAGATGATCATACAAAGCTAAGTGTTGATGTAAAAACTACAAGGGTTTTTAGAAAGTTAGCCAAACCAACATCACTACCTGGTATTGATTCGTTTAATGATTACATATCCAATATTAAATGTGATGATGATTTGGCTTCAAAAATATCTATAAGTGTTTTTGTTATATGCGGAACATTCAATTCATTCATTGATTTAAATAAATTAGTAGAAATGTTCAACAACGAATATAAAGAATATACAGACAATATAACAAATCTTGTAAAGGCGGTGGTAGTTGACGACGACGAAGAAGAAAGAAACTTAAAAATTAAGAAAATGGTAGATAATTATATACTAAAGGAGGGTGGGTTTGTTTTGGAATATAAACCCGATTCGAAGAAATCAAAAACCATTAAGAAAAAAGGAGAAGATTCATTTTATAATAGTCTGAAAATTAAAACTATTTTCGAAGGGAACAGAATATGCGCCAAAATATTTACAAACGGAGGACTACAGGTTGCAGGATGTAAAACTATAGAAACATGCCACGAAATTCCACAAATCATTAAGGATTTTATATATTCATACAAAGATTCAATCAAAACACCCGAATCATTCAAACTAACAAACCTGAAATTTGGAACGATAAACACCAAGTGTACATTCAATTGTAAAATTAAACAAAATATTCTAAAAGAAATAATAAACAAAAATAGCTGGACATCGGGCGGGAATTGGAGGTTTGCAACTTACCAACCAAGTAAATACCATGGAATTAATGCAAAATTTTGGGTTGATTCGACGGCAAACAAATGGAAAGATAAATACGATATAAACAACGATGTTAAAATACCCAAAAAATTAGATGGGCAGGTAGCAGTTCTTATATTTAGGTCTGGTAGCACCATTATTACAGGAGCTAAATCTGAACAAGACCTTAAGAAAGCATATGATACTATAACAGATCTTATAAGACAAAACCCAGAATGTCAGCTTAATAACGATAGTGACAACGATAGTGACAACGATAGTGACAACGACAGTGACAACGACAGTGACAACGATAGTGACAACGAATAAAAAGTACTTTAACACTTGGATGTTTAATAATGTAAGTAACGGTTAAGGTTATATTAAAGATGAATAATTTAATTGAATATTCTATTAAGTGCGACAAAAAGATACAGAAACTACAAGATATCATCGTACAGCAAGAAAATGAGAATGTAAATGATATTCAAATTATTATGACCAATATATTTAATGATGGATTTGTTAATATATTCAATCATTTCAAACTAATGAAGGAAATAAGTGAAATAATTATTGATGAAAATTACCACTTTGAAATTAGTTGTAATTCAGACTATATGTCAAGAAATCAGTACAACCAATTATGCAAGGATTATGAAATTGAATTTGGAAACTTGTTTTGTTTTCATAGGTTTATACCAAGAAAAAATAAACACTTTCTTATTATGTTTGATAAATCAGGGGAAATGTATTATGAAGAATAAATAAAATAATAAAAGATAAGCCTTAGGGTTTTTAAAAAGTTTTTCAATTAAAAATATATAACATGTTATAAAAACAATTACATGTTATATATTTTTAATCGTATTATTAATAATTTTACTTACCTTACTTGCCTATATAACAAACAAATAGAACTTTTTGAACACGTACCCTAACTGGTAATTTCCAAGAATAATTATACATATACTCTAGGTTAACAGCATCGGTTGGTTCAGTGGGAGTTTCTGATATTTGTATATTTGATGCTTTTAGGATCTATCTATCTGTGCATCCCTGAAATGACCTGATGATGATATTAAGGGTGGAGGTGGTGCTGATGATGGTTTAGACGACATTAATTAAATAATTAATGGCCTCTTTGCACCGTTGGCATATAGGACCAAAACAGTGATATTTAACAATCACCTTTCTCGTTAAGATCCATAATAGAAAAATTTTACGATAAATACAACGAAACTAGATTATTAAATTAAAATGTTTTGTATATATATATATATATAATGTATTTCAAGTCTTTCATGTCAGTCCCACCATTGATATCAAGTGATGCCAACTTTTCAAACATAAATGTTTCCACAAAAGCTGTTATAGATCAAATAATTCAATCAAAACTATCAAAAACTAATCTAACCCCGGTTACTATATCAGATGCAAGTGATGTTATATATACAGGATCACAGTTATTTGGAGGTCTTATTATTCGTAATACTTCAGGAGCACCCAGAACAGATACAATAGATATAGCCGCCAATCTAATTAATGTCTTGTCTATTTTAAATAATAGTTTTGTAACAACTATTGATAATATTGGAGCTAATACTATAACAGTAGTTGGAGGATCGGGCGTTACAATTGAAAATGTAGTTAGTATAGAATCTGGAAAAAGTGTAAATATTAAAATTATAGCTACTAATGTTTTAAATGGTACAGAAGCTTTTTCTGTTTATAATCTAACCGGCACCGGTAGCGGAGGTGGTGGTAGTACACCAGTTTACAGACAGGATTCAATCACGGCTGTTACAGTTCCAGCAAATGCAAGCCCAGTATTATTTGATACAAATCTTGCAGATAGTGGTACTATTGTAATTGCTATTGGTGTGTATACCTTGCCTACAGGAAGTATATATAAATTATCTGGGTCCCTAAAGAATGACATATCCACATCTACTAATATAACATATCAATGGAGAGTAGTTACTGGAGCTGTTACAGGGTTGGTGGGTAACATAGGTTCACAAATTAGTAACACCGTAATAAGTAATCTTGCAAATAATACACAATCCCAAGCTATAGTTAATGCATCTGTTGCTACAACAGTACATTTAGAAATCTTAAGTGGTGGTGGAATAGGTACATTTTCGGCAGGACATTCTAATTGCTTTATTGAAAAAATGTAAATACTCGCAAAGAGACCATAACATTAATACAAAACATTTTAAATTTTAAAGTTTAAAGTAATTTAAACAACACTTGTCATAACTCTATTTGTACCACCATAACCAACGGCACAGAATATACCCAATTGGGGGCTCCACGCTAAACTAAACCAACTGTTCGTTTCGTTAGCAGATGTTCTAGCAGTCCACACCACACCATCGGGACTTGTCATAACCCTGTTGGTATCACTTTCAGCAACGGCACAAAATAGTGCAAGGTCAGGACTCCACGTTACACTATTCCAACCGTTACCATCACCTGGGGGTGTCCTCTCGGTCCAATCTTCCCCGTTGGGACTTGTCATAACCAGGTTTGTTCCACCATCAGCAACGGCACAAAAGAGTGCAAGTTCAGGACTCCACGTTATACTATTCCAACCGCTAGTATCACCAGTGGGTGTTATGGGGGTCCAATCTTCCCCGTTGGGACTTGTCATAACCCTGTTTGTACCACCAGAAGCAACGGCACAAAATATCGCACGCTCGGGGCTCCACGTTATACTAACCCATTCGTTACCATCGTCAGGGGGTGTTATGGGGGTCCAATCTTCCCCGTTGGGACTTATCATAACCCTATTGGTACCACCAACAGCAACGGCACAGAATATCGCACGCTCCGGACTCCACACCACACTAAACCAACTGTTAGAAGGGGATG